ACCGTATCTAATAAGGGCTAAACGTGTCTGGGTAGTCTTTTAGTGGCTAGAGTCTTAGTTTAAATACACATTTTAAGTGCATACTATACAAGTTATACTAAACTTGCAGCTATTGTCAATAGTTATTTTGACAAATCATAAATAAATTTACCTGATTTTTGAGCTTCGTGTATTTCTTCGTGATGTTTCTCAAACTCTTTGTCACTCATTTTAGCAACAGTTGATTCACGCCAGAAGTTTTTACTCTCATCATCGTTTACAGTTGTCCTACCCTTAGTTTTAACAGAAGAGGCAGCGGCCTTATCTGAGCTATTAGTAGACTTAGCTTTAATACCCTTGTGTGACTTATAGAGGTCAATAGCTACTGCTACAGATTTAGCATCCTCTGAGTTTTCATACAAAGCATCTTGTACAACTTTAGGTTGTTTTTCTGCCCAGTTATGAAACTCGTCTGAGGAGCGAATCTCTTCAAAGTCAGGGTGTAAAGACATAAGCTCCGCTTCAGCTTTCTCTTTCTTAGCTTGAGTACGTAGCTCTTCTATTTCTTGGAGTCTCGTGTCCAAGGAAGAAGCTTTTTCAGCAGCTTTATTTTCTGCAATAGCTTCGACAATACCAGCGACATCAGGATACTTAGCTGTCCAAGCTTCAATCTCTTCCTTAGATTTGGGAAGAACCAGTTCATTCTTAGAAGCTTTTTCAAGTTGTCCTTGTAGCTTTTCAAACTTTTCATTCCAATCTTTTTCCTTATTCTGTAAGAGCTTACGTATATCACCGTATCGTTTTTTAAAAGATTTCTCTTCAGCGCTTAGTCCATCTGTTCCTGCATCATCCGTTTCGGACTCTTTGGATTCCACTGACCGTGTTTCTTTTTGTTCCGTATTACTCTCATCTGAAACTTGGGCGTCCTCAACGCTTTCGCTATCGGGTTCCTGATTATCTTTTGCTTCTTCATCGCCCTGTTCACCTTTTAACAGTGCATCTAGTTCACGTTGCTCTTTTTCAAGAAGTTCTTTATTACGCTCGTGTGCATAACTGTCAGCTTTAATAATAGTTTGTTCTGTCATAGACATATTGTAGTTCCTTTATGTTGGGGCCAGCATTACTGCCGGGTAGCCTTATAGTTATTTAGATTTTTTCATTAAGCCGCCTTTTGCTCGACCGCCCACTCCAGCACCTTTCATACCAGACTTTTCTCTTTCTTTAGCCGCAGCTTTAGAAGCAGCTTGTACATCAGATGTCTTATAAGTTTTCATCGTTTTTGTACTACCGTCACTCTGTTTAACTTTTGCTGTACCAGAGGGAGTATTTTTAAATGGGTCATCATCACGACGATCTCTTCCTGTAGATCTTGGCCCCATTGTACTTTCTTTTACAACAGGTTTTCGTCTACCACCAGAAATAGATGCATCTAAACCTAATTTATTACCGTCTATATCAGTAGCCTGTATTCCCGGTTGACCATCAAATCCAAGTAAATCTCCTAAGAATGTGTCAGCGAACCCAACTTGTTTATCCCCAGACGTATCTTGTAAACCCTCAGTTAAACTTCTTTGACCACCAAAGATCCCAGACCCTGAATCTTCTGTATCAACTGTTTTATCAAAGATTTGACCTAATTTAGCCCTATCCTCTGGTGTTAAAGGTGATCCATCAAGGTTAGTTCCAGACTTTAACCTACTAATAATCTCAGCATTAACATCTGCAGCTTTCATTTCCCTACCGATACGCATAGCAGTTCCAGCAAGAGGTATTGTATAACCCACTACCTTTTCTATTATACCAGCGTCAGCGGTTCCATCACCTAACTTCTCAAGCTCATCTGCAGACAGTGAACTTAAATCAACAGGTTCTGGTGTTGAACCCGGTGGTTGTGGGCCGTCATTATCATCATTATCTCTATTAGCACTTGGTGCTTCAAGTGCTTCCTCAGACCTAGCGCCAACCTCAGTGTATCCTGCAGGAATAGGTGACATAGGTTGACCATTAACGTAACGAATAGTAATAGTTAAACCCGCTTCATTTTCAAAAGTCTTCCATTCCTGCGCTGGGCCAGTAGAACCCATAAAGGAAGCAGGGAACTTTGCCTCTAAAGCATCCCTATCTAGTAAACCACCCTCGTTCATCTGTACAGGTTCTTCTTCTACTTGCAACTCAGATACGTCAAACGGTAGAGAGTTTTCATCTGGTACAGGCTGTCCACCAATACGTCCATTAGCTTCCATATCCTCAAAGCCAACCTTAGCTTGATTACGAAGATCTTCAAAGAACTTAACACCGTAGTACCGAACTACATCAGCGGGTACGACATACTCACCCTCACTAAGCCTTGCGTCAATGTCATCACGTACCTCTTCTGGAAGAGATCCCGGTGGCACTTCATTACCTGATACGGGGTCTACCTCTTCTACAGAGCCGCCCAGCGCAAAGGCCATTTGTGTTTGTTCTTCCATAGCCATTCCACCTTTGTTAAATGAATACTCTTCAATATTACCTTTTTTAACATTCTTACCTAACACTAAGTTACCAACCTGTATAACTTCTTGTGCTGCCTCTAAAGGTAATCCTGTCGCCCTATCGTAAAAGAAACCTGCCCTAACAGGATTGTAACCAATTTGAACCCATTCCGAACCCTCTTTAAGAGAATCTTCAAACACACTTTTAGCATACGAATAGATCTCTTCTGGGCTTAGTTGTTGATACTTTCCTTGCATAACAGCGTGTGGCCCTTTTTCAGAACCAGCCGCTATACGTAATGACTTTTTTTGTAGACCTTCCGGTTGAAGCATATCTACATCTTTTAAGAAAACAGCTTTACCATACGCAGTAGGACTAACACCTTCTGCTACATCTTCTGTAGTTCTAACAGCAGCTACCCACTTATCGTGATTAGTGTAACCATTTATATCTAACCTAGAAGTTACAATTTCATCTTGTCTGAACTGCCTATTAACACTTAGTATACCAGTTTTCTTTTTACTTAAAGTAGTGGTTTTTTCACCTAGAGCGCCAACAACATCAATGTTATCTATAAGCTCTGGCATTGTAGTAATAGGTTTAATAGGGTTTATTTCATCTACTGCAGACCTGTACTTTGCAAGTAAGTCTCTACTTGCCTCTGCCCCATTAGCCTTTAAAGAATCTTGATACTCTTTAGCAATAGCCATAAGAGTCTCATCTCTACCTTTTAGTTGTTTTCTTCGTTCATCACTTGTTGTATTTTTAGGGTCTTTCTTCCAAGCGGAAAGATCTTCATCTGTGATATTTGCGGCGTCTTTTGTAGGTAAACTTTCATCTACAACCATAGTTCTAGGCTTTGATGGTACATCTCCTGTACCTTTATATATAGTACCGTCTGGCATTTGTATATCTAGACTACTAGGATCTGCTTTAGGGCTAATTTTATAAGGCAGTTTAATATCTAGGGTAGCAAGGTTTTTTCTTAAATTAGCATTGGTTACATTACCCTTTGCCCATTCATCAACCATATTTTCCATTTTAAGAGTAAGGTCATAGTCATACTCTACATCAAAGGGAGATGCTTCTTTTTTAGGTACAGGTGGTATATTAGTAGTAACGTCTATCGCAGTGTCAGTCTGTTTAGCTAAGTCTGCACCCTTACGTATCATACTCTTTGCTACAGGCCCAAGAGCAGGTAAGCTACCTAAAGCCTCAACACCCGCAAGCATACCAATCTTTAGATAGTCAGGCTCTTCTTTTTGTAACTCTTTCTGTACTTCTACTACTGAGTCTACTGGTGTAGCTAAACTTACGGCTGTATCAGCAGCGGTGACTGACATAGGTTCCTCTGTCCTATCGCCAAACACTTTAGAAAAGTTATCTGCAGAAGGAGCTACCTCTTCTCTTTCCTCTGGTGTCATATCAGATAAACGTTTACGATAGTCAACCATTCACTATCCCCTTAAGTAACTTTAACCGCCTTAGTGTACTAATAGCACCCTGCGCTGAATAGACTTCTTGTACAGAACCCGCCTGTTCCATAGTTCTGTGTTGTGTAGCTATAAGTTCATCAATAAGCTCATTAAACTCATCCATAGCTTGCTTATTGTTTGCAAATTGTTTAAGCGACATTACCAGTAAACCCTTGTTCCCCCGGTGCTGGTGCTGTACCAATACCCATCTGTGAACCACCGCCACCTGACGTATCAGCTACTCCCTGTGGGCCTTGTCCTTGAGGAGCCTGACCCTGTGGTGCTGGAACGCCTTCTGGCCCTGTAGGGGGCTGTTGTGGAGCTTGGAAGGTCTTTAAGATCTCAGCCTGTATAGCAGCATCTTGCATAGAGTTTGTGACCTTATCAGGATCAAGATCCATAGACTTAGCAATCTCACGTATAATGTAGTCCATCTTAGCAAACGGTGCTAGTGTTGGATTCTGCGCTACCTGTAAGAACTGCATCAGACGCTGTGAGCGTACCTCATTAGCCATTAAGCTTTCTGTACCTGATGCGCGTACCTCTAGATCACCACGAATGTCTGAGTCAAAGTCAAACTGCATATTAAATGCAAAGAAAGATTTGCCTAGTGGACGTATGAGGTAATCATCCACGTTTTTAACAACATTTCGTATACTGCCATTAGCTGCAGACATAAGCATAGAGATGCCAGAAGCAGTTCGCCCCACTCCACTAACACCAGTCTGACCGTGTGCAAAGCTTGGGAAACCAGTGCTTTCATCCGCTAAAACTCTTGCCTTATCAAACAGTTGCATATTTTCTTGTGCTACGTTGGGAAACTTGGTGCCAAAGATGGATTGCCCCATTGCACCCCCCTGTCTTCGAAACACTTTCCCGGGATACACAGATAAGTCTTGGCCCGGAACCATGTTTGTTTCGTCAACTTCTATGATTAGATTACCAGATAATGCAGCATTGTCAATAGCCATACGCATAAACCCATTCATAAGAGTTTGCGTATCATCCATATTTTCCGCAATACCTACCCCAAAGAATGAGTAAGGGTTATGTTCGTATGGTGTTGCATAATAAGGTATAGTTGATGGCTTAAAAGGATTAAGAACGAAACGTAGAACTTCACCATTACAAACCCAGATATTACAGTTAAGTTCTTCTAGGTTCTTGTACTCACTAGGAATAGACACACCATTCTCTTGAAGTAGGTCTGTATCAACAAAACCCCAGAACTCTAGTACTTCCCAGCGCTCTGTAGAAGCCTCAGTGTCACTATCTTCCATAGTTTGTTCCCAGTACTTCATATCGTAGTCTGGGCCTTTATCTACGGCAAGTTCTACAGCATCACTCATAAAGTAAGGACGATGTTTTAAACCACGTAATTCAGTGCGAGACATCTTGTGACGTTCTACAACGTACTCTGCATCATCCATAGATGTAGCTTCTGGGTCAGGGTAAAAGTTCCACACACTAACGTGACTTGTAGATGGTACAGTCTTTACTAGTGGGTCATATTCACCCTCTTCGTTCCAATTAGGATACTCTTTATCTACTGCAAACGGGCCTTTCATAACACCAGTGCCTAGAAGAGCCATTTCAAAAGCCATACTGCGCAGATGTTTATTAGCACCTGACTCTACAAGCTGATCGTGAATCTTCTTTTCCATCTTTTTAGCAGCAACCATAGCGGGGTGAAAGGTTACTGTAGTAGAGGTAGTTCCCTCTCCCTCTACAACTTTCTCACTTACGGGTGCAAGCTTCTCAGTCAATGGGCCAAGACGTTTCTGTAAGTCTACAATAGTTTCACCCGGAAGTAGTTCTGTGTCTGGGCCAATAAGATAAGGCTTTGGAGCATCATCCCTAGTAACCGCTGTTAAAGACTCTCCAGCCTGCGCTGCGTTAGGGTCTATGTTTATGTGAACTGACTCAGCTACACCATCTGGTAAAACAGAGGGGTCTATAGTTAGTGGAAACTTGTTGTTACCAAACAACACATCAACAATCTGTCCGTAGGCTGCAAGAGTTTTTGTTTTAGTAACCTTTACAAATATACGAGACTTTTCTGTGTCAGTGAACTGAACATCCGTTCCATAAATACCGCGATAGTTTCTGTAAGCACGTAGCCAACGATCCTCATCACCACTACGAGAATCTTCAGCACGTTTAAATCGCTCATTTACAAAAGATACAACGCTTGATACAGACTCAAAGATGCTATCTTCTGCATCCTCTGCCGCTGTAACTTCATCTGTTTCAAACATAAGTTCGTCTTGTTCTGCCATATTCAATATCCAAAGCTAGGGTCAGAGGCTTGAAACCCTGATCGTTGAGTTGCAGGGTTGTAATCCCATATAGAACTTCTAGGTCTTGTCATTATACCATACCTTAGAGCGTCATACAAGTGATCTTCTGAATTTGTATCAACATCCTCTGGGTTTCTCTTATCAAGAGGTATTGACGGTAGTTGAGCTACAGTGTTAGTACAAGTTGAGAAGAAAACCATACGAGGCTCTTCTGTATACTCATCTACCTGTAACCTTCTATGCATCTCGTTCTTACCTGCTACACGAGATCCTCTAGACCTATCTGAGGGACGCCATCGGCAACCCTTCATATTCATTTGTTCAGCCAGTGACGGGCCAGTATCACCACGCTTGTGCCATAGAGAACTATCCAGAACACCATATCTAATTGTACCATCTTCTGCCTCTGCTTCCAGTACCATATCTGCTAGATCAGTAGCTGTAACCTTAGAACAATATAGCTCTCTGTAGACAACAAGCTGTTCAGAGGGTGATACAGCAATCCAGACAACGCCTGTGTAACTTCCGTAACCGTAGTCGCAAGCTCTAAACTTAGTCCAATTTGAGGGAATTTTAAAAGGCTCAACGATGTGTATGGCTCTGTTCCACTCAGGAAAGGCTGCGCCTTCGTTAACATCCCAATTTCCTTCTAGTAATTGTTTACGTTGGTGTTCTGGTAGCGACAGAAGCATTGCCTCGTAGTCACCACTCTCTGCTAAGTAAGGATTATCAAACAGACTAGCAGGTATAAACCTACGCTTAAACAAAGACTGACCAGCTTTGGAGTGACCCGCTGGATACTTAATCTCCTCACCCGTTTCAATATTAGTGGCCCAGAAGGGCTTATTGTAAGGTGCAGGGTCAATAAACATCTTTTTAACCCAAGAGTGCCCACTGCCACCGGGGTTAGTAGTCGCTCTCATATACAAACCTAGTTCCATAGAACTTGCAGATCTCAAGCGACTCCTCATATAATCCCAAGCGAAAGGTGAAGGCCATTGAGTAAGTTCATCGAACCCAATCCAGTTAAACGCCTGACCCTGATACCTCGTAACGTCCATATCCTTATCCAAATATGACATCCAGAGTCTACCACCTCTAGGTGATGTCCACTGAGACTTACGTTCAGACCACTTAATGCCGGGGATAGCACGAGGATATAACTCCTGAGATTTCTGTATAAGTTCCCTTAGTTCTTCTGTAGTATGTCGTACTAACAACCCACTAAAGTTAGGATCGTTTAAACCGTGTAGTGGGTCAGCAAGCATCGCATAGCTCTTACCGCCACCAGCACTACCACCATATAAAACCTCACGCTCAGATGAACTAAGAAAGTCTGTCTGAGGGCCGGGGTTTGGCTTAAACACTACCGACTGTGCTGCCTCAACGTCAAACTCAGGAGCCTTAGCCTCTGCAGCAACAGTTTCAAGGGGAGTAGCGACTGTCTCTGCCTTGCTATTCTTCTTCTGAGTACGCCCCGACCCTGCCTTTTTCAAGTTTCTCGATTTCCGCGAGGGTTTCTTGGAGCCTTTTGGCAAGTCTGCGTTTAATAATAGCTGCTTTTTTACGTCTTTTGTCAATCTCAACCCGCCTTTTTAAACCCATATGAGATATACACCTATCTGTATGCTTTGTCAACCAAATAGCAACTTCTCTGTAACTATATTGATTTAGGTGTCTCTTTGCTAACTCTAGGGCTTCTAATTCGTGGGGTATGGGTAGTAATAGTTTATCATTGTCGGGGTCTACCTCATACCCAAAAGGTATTGTTTGAGATACTTTAGCTACAGTGTGCCATTCTTTCTCTTTACCTTTCTTAGGCTTGGGCAGTTCCCAGAAACCTAAGTCTCTCTTGTAGTCAATTTGCGGCAAGGTCTACTCGTTCTTTCCTTCTTTGGGGGGTAAATAAAATATACCGCCTCCTCCTGAAGTAACATCAACCTTGTCTACCTTGCCTAGCCCAGCGCGATCAAGCAAATCCTTCGCTGCAGCCATCTTGTCACGAATACCTAACTCAGTAGGATCGTATAACGCTTGTGTCATTGCCATAGCTGCCTTTGGTGCAGTACGAGCAAACCAAGTACGTGTCTTTTCACCTATCTCATCTTTTAGAGACTCTACGATAACAGAAGTAGAACTGTTTTCCCCATAGCCAGCTAACTTCTTTGCTTGCACAACATCCCCATTAGCCTCATCAAAGAGAACCTCTAGGAACTTCTGTTGTTTTTCTGTTAAAGCTCTTGTCATCTTAAAGTCCTTAAATATAAAAAACCAACAAGACTACCCGTAATAACTAGGAACAACACAAACCCTGCTCCCCACTCTATTAACTTACGCTGCATCTCTATTCGTTTATGATCGTGTTCTTTCTTCTGCTTTCTTATATCCGCTTCAATACGTAAAAGCTCTTCCCAGTGTGAGGGGCCATACATTACACAGATGTAATCTTTTAGCTCCTTACGCATAGACTCAGCTTTCTTCTTAGCTGCGAATATCTCCATTGCTTCTGCTTGAACGCCACCACCAAGGGTTTTATACCAAGGTGGTTTAGCGTTCTGTCTATCAGCAAAGTCTAAGTCACTTATGGCACCAGCCCACTGTGTAAGCTGACCACCCATGTCTTGTAAGTCTTTACCTACCGCAATACCCTTCTTAAGAGCATTAAATGCGGTTGTGGCTAAACCTATAGCGGTTACTGGATCTATCACTGTAGGAACCCCCTCTTCTAAGTCCACTACCTGTTTGTCTATCTGTATCACCTGATGATACATTAGCTAAAACAGTAAGACTTAGAATAAGGGGTAACTCCCTAACTAGATTCACTGTTCGTTGCCGTATACACGATTATATATCTCCCCTCTTGAGATACCGATATCGTGTAGTTCTTTATTAGTCATATTCTTTAAAACCCAGTAGTCTGCTCGACGCTGCTGATGGTTCTGAATACGTGTTAGTAAGTTCTTAAACATAGCACTATCTCCTTATGTTGTGTGCGGAGATAGTTATACTTATTTATGAGTTGAGTAGTAGATACAAAATGTGCATACCCGCTATCTGTTAGGGTT